TCATGGAAGTTGAGTACGTTTTTGATAAGTTTCCTGATGTTGGGTTTGTATACTCTGACACAGCCCAAATCCTCGAAGATGGCAAGCCAGACGATTCTGAGTTTGACCCAGCCCACGGTTGGAAGTATTACGTAGAGGATGGATACAAGGGTGCTTTATCCTTTGAACCATACCCCCACAACCTTTCTTACATTTGGTATGCCCCTAACCACCTAAGAGCCTTCCGAAGGGCTCTATACGACCAAATAGGGGGCTATAACGCCAATCTAGAGGTACTAGACGACCAAGACATTATGGCTCGTATGTACCAGGCAACCAAGTTCTACCACATTCCTGAGATTTTGTACCTGCAACGTGTACATCCAGACAACACTCAAACTGTACGTAACGCCGAGATTCAGACTGGCACCGTGGAGTTGTATCACCAGACCGTAGAGCGTAACGCCGTGGCTTGGGCTAAGCGTGAGGGTCTGCTTGCCCTTGACCTGGGTGCACACCACAACAAGGCTGAGGGGTTCCTTGGTGTAGACCTACGCCCTGGCCCTGGTGTTGATTACGTGGGTGACATTTTTGACATGGACATAGCCGACGGTAGCGTTGGTGTTATCCGTGCGCACGATTTTATGGAGCACTTGCCTGACAAGGTGGCGTTCATGGAGTGGTGCTACGACAAGTTGGCACACGGTGGCATGTTGCTATCTATGACCCCAAGCAGTGATGGACGTGGTGCGTTCCAAGACCCAACACACATTGCGTTCTGGAACGAGAACTCGTTCTGGTATCACACCGACAAGACATACTCTGACTTTATTGATGGTCGTGTACGTTTCCAAGTGTCATGCTTACGCAGTTTCTTTCCTAGCAAGTGGCATCACGACAATCACATTCCTTACGTACAGGCAAACCTTATTGCGGTTAAAAGTACAACCCATGACTTTGGAGGATTATTAAATATATGAGTTACGCAAGAATTGTTGACAAAGAAACAGGCGAAAACATTTTAACTTATAGAGGTGATTTTCGAGGATACAAATGTGAAGTTTGTGGAACGCAACGCTCTATCTATGGAATCCAGGAAATTATGGACCACCTTATCGATTACCACGAGAAGGTAGAAATAATTAGTATTTGACAAACCCCCCATGAGTGTGTACTGTTGTATCCACTCTAGGAAGGAGTTGTATGAATCAAGTATCAAACCCTGTGCTTACTTCTGCATTAGTAGAAGAACTACATGTTAAAAGTCAAATACCAAAGCCAACGGCTAAAGGAACTCCACTACGTTATTCATCTGCGTTCAGTTGTGGACGACAGCAAGGGTACGCGGCGTTCGATGCCACGCCTACAGAACCTATGGATGAATCAGGTGCTTGGGTTACTGGCCTAGGAACCATTGTTCACGAGGCTTTGCAAGAAGCGATAGGCAAACGTTTTCCGTCAGCGCAGTTCGAGGTTGCCTCACAGTTAGGTGCTATCTCTGGTTCGTGTGATGCTCTTATCAACGTTCACGATGTTGGATCTACGTACGGTGGCACACACATCCTTTACGAATTAAAGACTATGGGCACATGGTCATTTGACTCGCAGGTTGGTTGGTCACGCATGCGCGGTACATTCTCCAAGGATGGAGGAAAGGGTGCAGCGAAGAAAGCCATTGTTCAGGCTGGTATGAACGCTCTAGGCATTGAAGCAGAGAACCCTGACATTCGCATTGAGACTCTTGTTATGGGTTCGATTACCTTTGAGGCGTTGTCTAAGCAGAAGGCCAACAACATGGGCATTGAAGGCGTTAATCGTTTTCTTGCTGAGTTCAACATTCCACGTTCGGAGTGGGAGCCACTGGCGACAGAGGAGTTGGCACGCATGGAAGGCATGGCCTTCAACATTGATGCTGGTTACCTACCTGACCGTTTGGCTATCAATGACGATGGCAACTTGGTGATACTTAATCCAGTATCAAGTGCTTGGCAGTGTGAGTACTGCATGTTTAGATCCTTGTGTCACGATGATGGCGAGGGGCAAGTACGCATTACAGAGAGTTCTATAACAAAGAGAGAGGTAGAAAATGGTTGATTACCCAATAGTAACCATGGAAGGCAACAAGACCAAGTTGGAATTGTACGCCGACATGATGGATGGCGATAGTTATGGAGTCATTCTGAAAGAAGTTGACACTGGTGACTCAGTGTGGTTAGGCTTTTTAGGCAATTACGAGGCAGCAATGGAGACCATGGAAACTATCATGACTTCTTTTGCGGCACTTGGTTACACTTTAGATTCTTACTTTAAGGAGGAAGAAAATGCAAAGCAATGAGATTAACGAATTAGCAGCAGCATTAGTAGCGGCTCAGGCCGAGTTCAGCGCAGTACCAAAGGGGTCAACGAACCCATTCTTTAAGAGCAAGTATGCGGCATTACCGGATGTAGTGGCTAGTGCAAGTCCAGTGCTGACCAAGCACGGTTTAGCAGTAAGTCAATTCATTACGCACGACGAAACGGGTGGCGATGCATTGCTTACGTACCTGCTACATGGTTCAGGTCAGTACATTGCTTATTCAATGAAATTGCACATGGTTAAGGATGACCCACAGGCTCAGGGTAGTGCTGTCACATACGCTCGACGTTACGCCTACATGAGTGTTCTTGGCCTTGTGGCTGACGATGACGATGATGGCAACAGTGCAACTAAGGCTAAGCAGAACGCACCGGCAAAGCCCAAGGAGAAGACATCTATGGACTTGATGCGAGATTTACTATCAGCCAAGTTTGATTCACCGGCAGACCGTAAAATGTTCTGTGAGGAAAGAGTTCAGCGTACGTTGAAATCGTTGACCGACCTTGAAGAAGCCGAAATTGCTGGGATTATTTTAGAGTTGTCATGACAAAATGTAGGCATGACTGGCGTATCAACATAAGTGCACAGGCTCCCGTCGTCCTGTGTCACTTGTGTGGTACGTCCTTTAAGCCACAGCCACAGCAGTTGCCTTATCGAGGTGTTGTGCCAGAAAAATTTAAGGAGTCGAAATGATTTGGATTGAAAGAATATTTTTAGGTTTAACAGTGGGGTTTTTGGTTTTTATTTTGCTTGGTATTTTTGGAGCATGGGATTAATGACAATAATTATCGGTTACACAGATGGAAAGACATACGCCATTGGTGGCGACTCAGGTGCCTTTGAGGATGGCGGTCTATTCCAATTGTCGGGTGAACCGAAGGTTTGGAAGTCAGGCGATGCTTTGCTTGGTGGTTCGGGAACGTTTCGCATCATCGAGTTAGCACGCAAGTCAGGTCTTAGTGATCCATACGCATTACGTAATCACTTAATGGAAGCAAACCCTGGTGGCGAGTGGAGTCTGTTAGTGGTAACAAAGAAAGCAATCTACGAAATAGATGAAGACTTTTCGGTAATTAAGTTTAAGGAGAACTATGCATCCATTGGTGCTGGTAACAGTGTTGGTACTGGTGCGATTGCTGTATTGGCAGAGCAGAAGATAGAGCCAGACACAGCGGTTCGCGTGGCCTTAAAAGTAACAGTCAGACATAGCAACATGGCGATGCCACCGTTCAATGTATTAAAGGTATAGGAGAGTGATGAGAAAATGGGTTTGCCCTAAGTGCTTGACATTAGTGGAAGCACGGGCAGAAGAAGTAGTACATCGCTGTCCTAGCAACAAAAGTAAATTAACTGAATTCATCCCAGAGGAGGGTAATGAACCACGAACTTGAACTTAACTACCTGCGCGAGAGGAACGAAGTAATTCTTGGCAGAGTAGAGGAATACATGATAGAGAACCGCGACCTACACAGGAAGATTCGCGAACTTGAAATCCAGTTGAGCAGGGTGAACCATCCTTCTCATCCAAAGAACAATGATTAAGACCACGCTGGCGATGGGGGCTTTTCTTACGTCCTTGTCATTTGTACAGCCAACACCGGCGGTAGAAGTACCGCAACCAGTCTTGGTGGAGACAGCGATGCCTACACCACCATTGCTTTCTTTGCCTAGAGATGTACAAACGAGGTTTGCTTGTATTGCGTATCGTGAAAGTCGTGGCAAAGTAATTGATACCAACGTGGTATCAGGTGCTCAGGGTATGTTTCAATTCATGCCTGAGATTTGGCAGTACGCTCGTCAGAACATTAAGGGCTTACCTGCTACACCCAACGAAGCAGACGTATACCAACAACAAGCAGTAGCAGTATTTTATTACAATAGAAATCACGGGTTGTACCCAGAATGGACGGATGGTTGCTAATGAACGCTTCCTTTAACGAGATACTAAAAGAAGTGCAGGAGATGCACGATAAGAAGTCACGTGACTATGGGCGACCTGATAACCCTTATTACAACATCAGACAAAGCCTTTCTTTCGGGATACCTTCATGGGTGGGTGCTTGTCTGAGAGCCAATGACAAGATGGGTCGTCTGCAATTAGCAGCACAAGGCTCAAAGTTGGCTAACGAGGGCATCGAAGATTCTCTACTTGACATGATTACGTACCTTACAATTGCACTGGATGAGTTTAGGAATGGAAACTGATTACAGGAAAGCGATCTGTTTTCTTATTGAAGATGGGTACATCACTGAAGAACAGGCAAGGGAAGCGGTCACCAAGGTTAGGGCTATTTCTCCTGATAAGGGTAAAGATAGTGAGTCTTGGACGGTCGCTCGAAGGCTGGTAAAAGAACTTAGGAAGGCGATAGTTGCCAATGGCAAAAAGCCTTTTAGAGAAAATGATACTGTTGCTGCTTGCTTTGAAAAGATGGTGCGCCTTGATAAAAGAAAAGAAGAAGAAGCGTTGGTTTTAATTGAGTGGTGCGCAAGCCATGACTTCTGGAGCACGGTCATCTTGTCGCCAGAGAAATTTCGTAAGCACTATGAGACTATGTTGGCACAGCGTGAACGAGATAATAAAAAGCCCGTGGATAGAACCCAAGTTGTCTATCAACAAATAGAAGACTACGAGAACCGTCGGGCAGAAGAACTTGCAAAGCGTAGAGCAGAGTCGGTGCCTATGCCAGCAGGATTTAAAGATGCATTAAAGGGAGGAAGAAAGTGAGTTGGAGGGAAGAAGCAAGATGTAGGGGGATGGATGTCAACATCTTTCATCCGCAGAAAGGCAAGTCGTACATCGTAGAAGAAAAAATCTTAAACGTTTGTGTTCCTTGTCCGGTTAGAGAGCAATGTCTTGAGGATGCATTAAACGATTATCTGCAAATTGGATACCGTGCTGGGATTAGTGCCAAGCAAAGAAGTAGAATGGTTAAGGAACGCAGTCAGAAAGGACTTGTACCATGGAAAAGCAGGAGTTAATTCAATCAATTAATGAGGCGGTGGACTCTGTAATGATTCCATTCCTTACAGAACTTATTACGCTTGGCGTTGACCAACAGATCATTACAACAGCAATGAAAAACATTATGGCTAGACAGAGGGACGATGACGACACCACAGAAAGATAACGTCTTTGATGAAATTAGTAAATCAATGACAAAGGAAGAACTTTTGAAAGAACTTACAAAAATACAGGAAAAAATGGGTATGTATGACGACACCACAGAAGGCTAAGGGCAGTCAGTGGGAGCGCGACGTTGCCCGTTACTTCAACGAACGAGGCCGTGTCACCATTGAGCGCAGGTACGGTGCTGGCAACACGATAGACAAGGGAGATTTAAACGGTCTGCCTGGCATTGTGTTTGAGTGCAAGAACGTGGGCAAGATAACCCTTTCTACCATCGTTGACGAGGCATTACACGAGCAGGCTAACGCCCGTGCTGACTTTGGTGTTTCTATTATCAAGCGTCGTAATCGTGGTGCCAAAGAAGCCTACGTAGTTATGACATTAGAACAGTGGATTACCTTGCTTGACGAGACTGAAAGGTGATAGAATTACATCGTTGTAACTAAGAGAAAAGAGATAAGAAATGAGCACTACCATTATCGGGAGACTCACAACCGACCCAGAAATCAAGTTCATCAATAACGGCATGGCACTTGTTAATTTTAGTGTTGCCGTTAACCGTAAAAAGGGTGAAGAAGAATACGTTTCTTACTTTGATGTAACTGCTTGGGGCACACTAGCCCAAGGTGTTGCAGACTCACTCCACAAGGGTGACAGAGTTATCGTAAATGGGTTTCTAACTCAAGACCGTTTCGAAAACAAGGAAGGCAAAACAATGAGCAAGGTTATCCTTAATGCTCAGGCTGTTGGCCCCGACCTACAGTTCGCTACGGCAGAGGTACACTCAGCCAAGAAGAAGGAAGTAGAACCAGCCTTCTAATGGTCGACTGGTCGGAAGCGAAATGTATTGGCATGACCAAACTTTTCTTCGACGACCGCATTAAAAAGATCAACAGAGCGAAATACATCTGTAAGAACTGCCCAATTAAAACAGAATGTCTTGAATGGGCTTTAGTTCATCGCGAAGCGTGGGGTGTGTGGTCAGGCTTGGACTATCACGAACTAAGAATCGTGGCTGTCTCACTTGGCTACACACCTCCCAATCGTAAAGAAGTAGAGCATGGCACTGAGCGTGGTTGGGCTTGGCATCGCAGGCAAAAGATGAAAGACAATGAGCACGAGACTTGTCAGCCGTGCATCGATGCATACAATCAAGCGACTCGCATCCGTGTGGCACGTTACCGCAAAAGAAAAAACAATACTTGACAAGTCCTCCGGTGTATGCGTAGTATGTCGTTACACCAATTAAGGAGGGTGAGATGGAAGTAAAAACATTTGGGGCAGACAATACCGAAGTTCTTTGGTTTTCTGAGATTACTCAGGACATGATTGACAGAGCCTCTCTTAATCAAGAAGCAATAGCAGAACTGTTTGATGAATTAAACGAAGCAGTTGCAAGCATTTGTCAAGATTACGGAGTGCAGTAATGTCTGATTCGATTACCGTTAAGATCCGTGGCGAGATGGTGAACTTCGTGTTTGAAGTTACACCTGAGCAATGGGCTGAGATAGACAAGTGCGTGAATGGACATAACCGCCCAAGAAAAACTACACGCGGTACCAAAGACGTAGTAACATTGATTCGAGAGTCGATACGCCTTACCAAGGTGTGACTCACGACTAGTCAGTGGTGTACTCCAATCCGCCACTGACTTTGGCAGACCCCCAGGGAATTTTATTACCCCCCTGGAATAATTTTTCTGGGGGTGCTGCGACAAAATCCCGCGGCACTGCGACAAAATCCCACGCCTCCGCATCCGCCGCCGCGCTTTTGCCCGTGTTGCAGATCTATGGATTATTTTCGTATCCTATAAAGTCGATGGATTAGGTCGGATTTAGGCGGCTCGATGGCCGGCCGGTGGTGCTCGATGGGTGCTCGATGGGTGCTCGTTCAGGTCATTTAGTTTGGCCGCTATTAATTGCCACGAGGGCCACGCTTAATCGCGCTACAATTTCAGCAGCGACACGGGCAGATGACCCGTGCGCGATTGGAGATGCGATGAGTGAGGAACTCTCGATGATTGAAGCCGGCGATGAGCCGGTGATGCTGTACGAGTGCGAGCGGTGCGGTTTGGCGTTCGATGACCAATGGGATGTCTCGACCGTTCACGGAAGGACTACTCAGTTCGAGTGGTGCGATGATTGCCGCGAGGTGGACTCGTGGTTTTGCGCTGACTGCGACACGCTGTTCACGTGCCTCGGTGTTAATGGTCATGGTGTGCCGTCCGTGTGCGTTAACGAGGACGACTGGGTGTGCGTGGATTGCCGCGACAATAACTACACCTATTGCGAAGGGTGCGACCAGTACCTACTCGACTACTGCGGCTGCGATGTGGAGGATGACTACGAGGAGGACTGCGGAATTATCCACTCTTACTCGTACAAGCCCGACCCTGTGTTTTGGCCAATTCAGCCGCGCTACTCAGTGCACCAGGTGGGCCGCTCGTTCTCGTTCTTTAACGATGCCTCTCGTGGTCGTATTCTCGATGAGAACGAACGCCTTCTCGACCGTTCATGCCTCGCGTATTTCGGGATTGAACTCGAGGTCGAGGCTCGAGAGGGTGACCGGCGCGAACTCGCGGAGATGATGTCTGCGGCGTTCGATAGTTCGGTGCTTTACCTTAAGGAGGACGGGTCGCTATCTCGTGGCTTCGAGATAGTCACTCATCCTCGGTCGCTCGACTCGTGGCAGCAGTTCGCGCCGTCCTTCGGTGCGGCACTGTCGAGACTCGGTGCGGCTGGTGCTCGTGCGTGGTCGGAGTCATCGTGCGGATTGCACGTGCACGTCTCGCGTGTCGCGTTCAGTGGCCCATCTCACGTTTCACGCTTTGCGCTGCTCTATGCACGTAACGAGACTGGGTTCGTGAATGTCGCGCGGCGTTCGTCTGGGTATGCCTCATTCTCATCGCTGCGCGGTGGTGCTGGCGTGGTGACTAAGTGTGCACGCTCGGAGTACGCCTCGCACTCGGACGCGGTTAATCTGGGATGGCCTCAGACTGTGGAGGTGCGCATCTGGCGGCCATCGCTGGCGGTCGGGCGTGTGCTCGCATCGGTTGAGTTCGTTCACGCTTCGATGCAATACACGCGCGGCCTGAATAGTCGAGATGTGGTCGCAGGTGCGCTCGAGTGGGATGAGTTCGCTCGTTACGTTCGAGACAATGCCGCTACCTATCCGCACGCGGTTCGTGTGCTCGATGGTGGCACGTTCGAGATGGTGGGTGCGTAATCATGTGTCTACTTATCTGTGGCCTCAGTGCCTATGACGTGCCTACTGGCAGCGAACTCGAGCACGCTTGCAGGGCTAATCCTGACGGGTTCGGGTTCTCGGTGCTGTTTAACAATGAGGCCGGCGTGCGCGATTTATTGACCGTCCGCGGGATGGACTCAGCGGTGATCCGCAGCTCTTTTTTGGAGTCGTTGACCAGGCTGAATGACTCAGTAATTGCGTGGATGTTTCACGCTCGCATCGCTACTCACGGCGCGGTCAGCATCGATGGATGCCATCCGTTCGCGGTGGATGGTTCACCTCGCACGGTGCTCGGTCACAATGGCGTGCTGCCGGTTCGCATCGCTAAGAACGACTGGCGGTCGGACTCACGAGTGTTTGCTGAGGACTATCTGCCGGCACTCGGTGGCGTGGCTGCCCTCGGTTCCGCGGTCGTATTCGATGTGCTCGATGGGTTCGTGTCTGGTTCAGGTTCTAAGTGCGTAATTCTCAGTGCTGAGGATGACCACGAGCCGGTCACAATTCTCGGCGAGTCGCTCGGACATTGGCGCGGCGATGTGTGGTTTAGTAATAACTCATACAAGCCGTACACGCCGGCCTACCGGATTATGGGTCAGCCCTACTCGGTATTCGGTGCACTCGATGATTACGACTCTTTCGAGCCGGTCGATGTGTCGATGCTCACGCCATGCATTAACGCTGAGTGTGAGGCGATGCTCGATGATGAGTGGTGCGATGCGTGCGGCACGTGCCAAGAGTGCTGGCTCGGTTCGTGGGATTGCCAGTGCGACTATGCGGAGGTGATGCAATGAGGGCGAACGATGGCTACTCAGTGCGTACGTGGTGCGGCCTGGTGCTGAGTGTGGTCACGGGCTACGTGGTCGCATTAAAGGTTCACTACGCGGTCACGGTGCATTGGTCGATGCCTCACCAGTCCGACCCGTTCGCGTGCATCGTGTGGCTCGTGGTCACGGTGGCACTGGCTCTCGTAGTGGTGGCATGTGATGAGTGAACTCGACCGTGTAAATAAGGTTTTACGTGCTCAGCATTGTCAGTTGCTCATGGTTCAGATTGACTCCGAGGGCTCGTTCGTTATTCATTTTGACGCTGAGGCTTCAGGCTGCGGCTATCTATGCATGACCAAGGATGGGGAGGTGCACTACATCCTGCCCGATTAATTCACTACCTACTAGACACGCTAGAGAGCCGGCCTTCGGGCCGGTTTTTTAGTGCTCGTAGTTCAGTCCGGATGGCTGGTGCGGCGGCTCTAGGTGCCTTGTAGCGCGGCTGGTGACAGTGGCCCGATGATGGCTCGGTGCTCGATGTGTGGTGCTGGTGGCCATGTGGTGGTGCTGCTGGTGCGGCCTCAGTGGTGCCTAGATTTTGATCTTCGGCATTCTGGTTCAGTGGTGACGTGAGAGATAAGCCCATCCCTCAGCATCCCTTATTCGTGCGTATAGGTACCAATACTAACGAGTAAGTAGGCGAACAAGTGTTCGTATTTGACCGGATGTGTGCCGAGGGGGGTGCCTCTGCGTAAAAGTGTATCTCAAAAACGGTGAACTGTCATTCTCATCACCAGTGTTTATAAGGGTTTTGGTACATATGCTGTAAAAAAGCACGTTAGATTTCGCGGAGAGAAATCGAACAAAAAACTTTTCAAACCGATCAGGTGAGAACCCTCATTATTCTTTCTTAATCCCCCTTAAAAGCACTATCTTTAATGCTCAGGCTTTGCTTACAGGTATCCCCGCATCACCTAACCAAAAAAGAAAGACTTAAGTATCTTAAATGGGACATCCACCCGTCATGAACACGAGGCTTGTCCGATGCGTTTAGAAGTACTTGGACATTTCACCAATGGCTTATGGTGCGTGTTCGACCGAATACCGCTCTAACCGGCTAACTCCGGCGAGTATCTTACGTACAGGGCATTTACATGCATGGCAGTAAGACTCACACTCCGGGGGGACTTGCACCCACGACTACTCACATCGGTAGTACATACAGAGTACCACACTTTGCGCGACATGTTACGCACCCTGGTGTCTGCTATGTGTATGCTTGGTGTATGTGTTCTACCTGTGGCTGCGGCCAACCATTTAACAAGCATGAGTCAAAAGACATACAGGCGGCCAACCGTAAGTATGCCAACCCCAAGATCAAGTTTGAAGCCATCAAGGCTAAACTCAAATCTAAGCGGACTTGAATTTCCTACGCCGCCGCCGAGACAACACCGACCCCTCTACTTGGCTTTTTAATCCCAAGTACAGACGCAGGGTACGCCGCCGACGAAGGGGTATAACAATCACCGTTAACGGCCAGGACTGGCAAGCATGGGTAGAGTCCCAGCGCTAGTCCAGGCTTTGCACCTTGGTGCGAATTTTAAAATTTTTTTTGACTTGCGCCATAGATGTATGCTAAGATAAAAGAGTAGTTCGGACAGGCTACTTTTTCACCCTCCTTCCGAGAATCCCCCTGGTTGCATAACTGGGGGGATTTCTCATGCTATGATTAAAGCATGAAGAAAACATACGCACCACACATCACCTCACTCCTTACAGGAGCAGGAGCAGTACTAGCAGTTGTTCACCCAGGATTTAAGATCCCTGTAGGAGTTGAAGGACTTGTAGCATCGCTGTGCATTTTGGCATCTACATTTGTTCAGGCCCTCCACTTTGTACGCAAGAACAATCTTGAAGGCAACTTGTTGCTTGCAAGTCACCTTGCTACACAGGCAGCGGAATCAATCAAGGCTGACACAACAACACCAACAGCCTAATGTCACATGGGGAGATTATTGAAAAGTCACTTAAAGAGTGGCTCGATGAAAACCTCCCCAAGTTTCTCAACCGCATAAACGAGGAACTACCAAGTGATGCACCATGGGAGATGCCCGTCGTAGAAGATTACGTTTTAGTAGTTGCGGTTAAAGACTACAACGATGGACTTGGCGGCATCTTTACCATTGGTGATTCCAACGTACCTGGATACAGAGTGCGTGGTTTGATTGCTGACGCATTGAACTCATAAATGGCAGTAACACCAGTACAACGTAAGAAGTACTTTGAGGCACGCACGGCGGGGTTCTCTATTGCCGAAAGTGCTCGCAAGGCTAAGTTCTCAGAGGCTACTGCCTACCGTGTAGAAAAAGCTGCTCAGAATCTACGTGCCGATGAAGGCATTGATAGTTCTGCCAGCAACTACCGAGAATTAAAGAAAGAAGCCAAACTCTCTGGGCCGATACCGTATGACAAATTGTCAGACGAAGCCAAGTTGGCATTAGAAGATTTTGGTTATTTTCGTGAGCGTTACTTTGGCCGTGTGTCTACGCCATGGCAAGAAGAAGCCGGTATTGCTTTAGTAGAATTACTTGAGTCGCCAGACAAAGAATACGTGGTTATGAACATGCCACCTGGTTCTGGTAAAACCACATTGCTACATGACATTACGTGTTGGGTTATTTGCCGTAATCGTTCTACTCGTCTTTTGACTGGTAGTGCGACTATGAGCCTAGCAAAACGAAATTTAATGCGTGTGCGCAGATCACTAGAACGTGTTATTCCAGAACAAGCAGACGAGATGCTTAAAGCCCGTGGGCAAGCACTTGATGCTATTACAACAATGGCTCACGACTTTGGACGCTTTAAGCCATTGGAAAAAGAATTGTGGACTAACGAAGCGTTTATTGTTATGCAGCCAGAGGAGTCTGGTGCTATTAGTGAAAAGGAGCCAACCCTAAGTGCCTACGGTATGGATAGTGGTTTCATCGGAGGGCGCTTCGATGGCTGTTTCTGGGACGACCTTGTGGACCCTCGCAAGGTGCGCTCTGCAGAACAACGAGAAGCAATGGAAGACTGGTACCAAGACGTTGCAGAAACTCGACTTGAACCAGCAGGTATGCTTGCTCTTATTGGTCAGCGTTTGGCTCCTGATGATCTTTACCGCTTCGCTTTAGACATGGTGCAGCCTCTTGATGAGGAAGCCGAAGAAGCCATAGATGAATTAACAGAAGAAGAAGCAGCATTGCTTCGACGTGACAAAAAATACAAACACCTAAAGTACAAGGCCCATTATGAAGAAAAGTGTTCAAAGAATAATCATAAGCGTTCGGCTGCTGCTTACCCCGAAGGGTGTCTTTTGGACCCGCGCCGTCTTGGATGGCGAGACATTTCTAACCTTATGTCCAACCGAGGAGAACGCTTTGCTGTTGTATAC